GGTAATTCGAATCTCGCCCTTTCGCTAATGCCGAGAATCCTACAAGAAAGTCAAAATTATGGCGGTTAAGCAAGACCTTACAAAGTTGTCCATCAATCAACTTTCCCTGCTGACGGGCAAGGCTTACAATTCGGTTCGTAAACTATTATCTGGTTTAGATCCGATCAGTAAAGATGGGAGGACGCTGCTTTATCTGACAAAAGACGCACTGGCGTATATTTATGATGCAACTAAAGAGTCTGATCGGGAGCGTCTGGATAGGGTAAGAGCTGATCAGGTTGAGTTTGATTTAGCAATAAAGAGGGGTGATTATGCGCCGATTGATCATTTGAGGTTTGCCATATCTGATTTCGCGAGTCAAAGCCGGGCGATATTTGAGGGCATACCGAAGAAAGTAAAGCATAGTTTACCTACATTGCGAGCTAAAGAGATCAAGATAATTGAGAAAGAAATCATTAAAGCCCGTAATTCTGCCTGCGAGCTCCAGGTTGACATGGGATCCGGAGACTCTAGCCGATTCCATTAATGCGGCTATCAGGGAGGGTATATCCCCACTTAGGGAGCAGCCGCCAATAGGCCTGTCTAGATGGGCTGATGAGTCATTTTATCTTTCTCCTGAATCTAGTGGTACTGCCGGATGGTGGGAAACGCGACCATATCAGCGCGCTATTATGGATTGTATTAGCCTTGACGACATTGAGGTCTTATCCTTGCAGAAATGCGGGCGGGTAGGTTATACCAAGATGATTGTAGCCGCCATGGGGTACTTTGCGGCTCACAGACGACGTAACCAGGTAGTTTGGCAGCCTACCGACGGGGATGCGTCGGATTTTGTGAAAGACGAAGTTGACCCGATGCTGCGGGATGTTGTCGTAGTTAGGGATTTGTTGAAGTCTGCGCCAGATAAAAAGAGTTCTCATAACACAATTGAGAAGAAATCCTTTATTGGTAGCGTTTTGGATGTCAAAGGTGGCAAAAGCTCGAAAAACTACCGCCGTATGACAAAAGACGTAGCTTTTTATGATGAATTAGATGGATTTGACCCTGATATCGACCATCAAGGCAATAGTACGTCTTTGGGGGATAAGAGATTGACACAATCCCCGTATCCAAAGTCGATTCGGGGCAGTACCCCGACGTTGAAGGGCTCATCGCAGATAGAACAGAGCATCAGTCACGCTGACATGCGATTCCATCGGCATGTTCCCTGTCCGAAGTGTGGTGAGCACCAGGAGTTGTCATGGTCAAAAATGCAATTCGACGACCACAATCCTGTAACGACTCGGCATGTATGCGAGTTCTGTAGCTACCCTGCTGGATATTCAGAATATGCGGATATGGACGGGTTAGGCGTATGGCGAGCTGTAGAGCATAACCAGACAGATGGAACCTGGAAACAGTCAGGTTATTGGATCGATGAGTCCGGGGAGGACATTGTCCTGCGCGATTCCAGCGGGGAGGTTGCGGAGTTCCCTCGCCATGTAGGGTTCTGGATTTGGGGCGGGTATTCCTATGACCTGAGCTGGCCTGCGATGGTTGGCGAGTTCATAGACGCCAACGAAGCTAAGAAGGTCGGCGCTATCGAGCAGTTAAAGACCTTCGTCAATATGAGACTGGGGGAGACCTGGGAGGAAGAAGGTGAAACGGCTGATGAGCACGCTTTATATATGCGGCGTGAACATTATAATGCTGAGGTCCCTAATGGTGTCCAGTACCTGACAGCCTATGCTGACGTCCAGGACGATAGGATCGAATATGAAGTCTGTGGGTGGGGCTCCGGAGAAGAGTCCTGGTCTATTGATTATGTCAGACTCTATGGCGATATGTCCAAACAGCAGATCTGGGATGTATTGGGTTCCCGGTTACGAAAACGGTATTCAAAAGCTAACGGTGACGTATTAGACATTCGGCTGGTTGGTATTGACTCTGGTGGTCACTATACCGACGAAGTTTACAAGTTCGCTAGGAAACAGGGGATACGCTGGGTTATTCCAACGAAGGGTTCATCACAGCGGAATCAACCTATCGCCAGCTTCCCTAGAAAGCCAAATCAGAAGAATAAGGTATATTTGACCTTGATCGGGACAGATACGGCTAAGGAATTAATCTACTGCCGGTATCTTGTAGCCGATCCAGGTCCGGGATATTGCCATTATCCTGTATCAGAAGATTACGACGAAGTTTATTTTCAGCAAGCGACAGCGGAGAAAAAGGTTAAGCGCTACACCCATGGGGTAGCTTATTACGTTTGGGATGCTGGCAAGCGTCGGAACGAGGCGTTGGATTGTCGGGTCGGCAATCTTGCCATGATTCGAATCTTACAATCTCGATTCGGCGTGAAGTTGCGCGATGGTGATGTGATGACGCTTCCACAGCCTATCCCTGCCAGGCCACCCCCTAAACGACAACCCAGCCGGTTTGTCCGGCGCAGTATCTAACAACCCGCTTGAGGCGGGTTTTTTATTGGAATCGATATGACACTGACAGAAGCACAGACATGGCTTTCAGCCGTTTCAACGGCCTATTTTGCCGCGCTCGGTGGGCGAACGGTGTCATACCAGCAGAGAAGTGTTGGCTATCAGGACATTGAGAAGCTGTCGGCAGAGAGGGACAAAGCTCAAGACGCAGTGAATAAGCTGACGGCAGCAGCCGCCGGGGCCACTAACCCAGGAGTGAGAATCGCAACATGGTCATGAAAATAGATGGAATCATTAATGCACTGAACAACCTCGAAATGAAGGGTGGAATGAACCTTATTTCCGAGGAATTTCGTGCTGAGCTTATCGCTGTTCTGCAGCCTAAAAAGACTGTCAAACGTTCACCCAAGCCGTCAACAGATGCAGAAGTGCCGACGGTGAAAGGCAAAGCGCCTGAATGAATAAGAAGCAGAAGAGAATCAAGCGGAAGATAGCAAAGTCTAAAAAGATCCTGCGCTATTATGACGCTGCTCAGTCGAGTAACTACCACAAGGTTATCCGTGGTGGGGGTAATAGCGGTGACAGCGTTACTCATGGCGCCGTTAAAAACCTGCGTAGTTGGTCCCGTTATCTCGATGAGAATCACGACCTGACTATCGGCATCCATGACAACCTGGTTAACAGGATTGTAGGCGCAGGTCTGACAGTGGAGCCAATCGTTAAGCGGAAGAATGGCAATCTATGGGCACAGATAAACGACCAACTACGCGATCTGTGGCTTGAGTTCTGGCGACGTCCTGAAGTGACCGGAGAAGTCCCGGGCAATGAAGTCGAGCGTCTGCTGGTCAGGTCATGGCTGCGCGATGGCGAGGTTTTGACTAATCACGTTATGGGGACTGGGCCTGCCATTCAACACAATTCGCGTGTGCCTTATTCACTCGAATTACTCGAAGCTGACTATCTGCCGATGGACTTCAACGGTGATAGGATTGTCCACGGTGTTGAAAAGAATACTTGGGGCCGTCCTCTAGCATACCACCTCTATAAAGAACATCCCGGTAATACCATCGTCCCATTTAATACGACAACGTTTGATACGAAGCGTGTGTCCGCTGATTTCATTACCCATCTGAAGTTTGTACGTCGGCTGCGACAGACCCGTGGTGTCCCGATTATCCACGGCATCATTAATCGGATGGATGACATTAAGGATTATTCCGAAAGCGAAAGAATCAAAGCCAGAGTTAACGCAGCGTTCACTTCATTCATCAAGCGCACGGCCGACTATCAAGGCGACGGTGATGAGAATGGAAATATCCCGTTTGAAATGCAGAGTGGAATGATTTTCGACGGTCTCAAGGTTGGTGAGGAACTTGGAAGCGTTGGCACGGACACCCCGAATCCTAACCTTGGGCCATTTATTTCCGAAATGATGCGGGCGGCAGCTAGTGGTACCGGGACTAGTTATTCATCGATCAGCAAACACTATGACGGGAACTATTCTAGTCAACGGCAAGAACTGGTCGAGGCTCGGGAAGGCTATAAGAAACTTTTGAATTTCTTTATTGGTGTCCAGATGCAACCTATATGGAAGAACTTCATTGACATGTCAGTGACAGCTAACCTGTTAGTTTTGCCTGCTGGTATCACGTTGCCACAGTTACACGCAGCCGTTGATATGCGCGGTCCTAGTGTTGACTGGATCGATCCGAAGAAGGAAAGCGAGGCTGCGGTTATCGATGTACAAAATGGCTTTAAATCTCGGCCACAGGTTATTCGTGAACGCAACGGTAATCCTCGGCTGGTTGATACTGAGATAGCTGCGGACACGTTTGAACCATCAACACAGCAACCCGAACCGGAAGAGATAGAACCGGAAGAAACCGAAACAGAGGCAGCATAATGGAAATCATGAAAGGCAAGAGCTTTCAGCTTGAAGGCAATTCAACGATTGAACGCGAGCATATAGATCAGTCCGCGAAGTCTGTCCCGATTGCTATCAGTTCGGAAAACCCAGTCCGTGATTGGTGGGGCACTAATACGCTTATTCACAGCAAAAAGGCTGTTAATCTATCACGGGGTGCTGAGAACGGTTTCCCGTTGCTGTGGCGCCATGGGGACGTAATGCTCGGACGTGTGCGTGATATCAAGATCGGCACAGACAAAGTATTACGCGGTGTGGCGTATTTCGGCAATAGCCAGATCGCACTGGAAAAGTGGCAAGACGTTGAGGACGGGATTTTAACTGATATCAGCGTCGGTGGGTCTTTTCATGAAGAACCCGAACAGCAGGAAGATGGAACATACATCACGCGGAAGTGGGGTGTAAACGAGGTGTCATTTGTACCGGTTCCCGGTGACGCGTCGGTAGGTGTACGCCGGGAACAAACCTCAAACACTACAGGAGATGGCACTATGCCTGACCAAATCGAGAATGGCGGCGGAAGTGCCGCAGACGAAAAAACTGACGACATTAACGTTGCAGACTTTACTTTAAGCCGCCGTCAAATCGAGGCCAAAGGAAAGAAGGAAGGCACCAAAATTGAACGCACACGGATCAGTGGTATCCGGGGCGTGTTTGCACTGCACATCGAAAGGGGTGCGGAATACAGTGACTTGATGAATGAGTGCATCGACAAGGGGATATCTATCGACCGTGCCAAAGATGTTCTGCTTGACATGATCGGTGGCGAGAATCCCGAGTCTATCGCTACTGACTACGTACAGCGTGAGGACACCGGTTCTCTGGATGCTGTCAGTCTGAAGCATGTCACCCGTAAGAGTGGTGTGCAGAATTCAGCCGGTCAGGATGCCATGGATAAGTTCTCTGAAGGCGCCTGTAATGCACTGCTGGCAAAAGGCGGTATCGAACGCGACCAGACTAAGCTCCAGAAAATGCGCAGGAATGAGTACTTTGCTATGGGCCTGCCTGAACTAGCGCGTGAGTATCTGCGTATTCGTGGCGTTAATGTTTCCGGTATCCATGACAAGCGTAACCTTATTGGTGAAGCTATCACCCGTGCAGGCACTATTAGTCACAGCACTAGTGATTTTGCTAACCTCCTGGAAAATGTGGCAAGTAAATCATTACTCCAGGGTTTCACAGAAGCTCCCGAAACATGGTCTGCATGGTGCCGCGTGGGTAATTTGCCTGACTTCCGTACATCCAGCCGTCCGAATATGAGTACTTTCGGTGATCTGGAAGTCGTTTATGAAAACGGTGAATACAAGTATGGAAGCTTCAGTGACCTGAAAGAAACGTTGACTCTGGTCACTTACGGCAAACTGTTTAATATCTCCCGTCAAGCCTTGATTAATGATGACCTGAACGCATTCACCAGGATTCCGTCCTCGATGGGGCGTGCTGCTAACCGTGTTATCGGTGATCTGGCTTATGGTGTTCTCACCACTAACGCAGCATTGAATCAGGATGCTACCGCACTGTTCCACGCTGACCACAGCAACCTGGTTGCGCCGGGTTCCGGTGCTGCACCTTCTGTCACTACGGTGGACGCAGGTCAGACAGCAATGGCCTTGCAAACTGACCCGACGGGTAATGTGCTAAACATTCAGCCCGCGCATTTGATTGTGCCGGTTGCAATCAAAGCAACGGCCATGACATTGATGGCCGCGCAGTATGACCCAGCGGGAACAGCCGGTACGCTGACTCCTAATGTTGTACAGGGTGCCATGGATGTCATTGCTGATGCCCGCCTCGACGCTAACGATCCTCTGCAGTGGTATCTGGCAGCAGATCAGAATATGCATGACACTGTTGAAGTCGCATTCCTTGATGGCAACCAGACTCCTTTCCTGGAATCACAGGATGGCTGGAAGCAGGACGGTGTGGAATATAAGGTCCGCATTGATGCTGTGGCTGGCGCTATGGATTTCCGTGGCCTGTATGAGAACGACGGTAACTAAACCCTGACTTGATTCAAGTCAAAACACAGACCCGCTGAAAGGCGGGTTTTTTAATTTAAGAGGAAAAGATTATGGCTACAAATCAAGCTCAGGGCACTGATGTCGTGGACTATACGGCCGGTGCGACTATTTCAAGCGGCGATCCGATTGTACTCGGTACCACAGCAGGTGGGCCGGTAAGTGTGGGCATTGCAATGGGCGACATGGTGAGCGGGGACGTAGGTGCTGTGGCAATTCGCGGTACGTTCAATTTTACCAAAGCAACTGGTGCGGTCATTGTACAGGGTGAATCAGTGAACTGGGACGCTTCCAATTCAGACATCGATGATAATGCGGCGACTGCCGCGACAGGTGATGTTGAGGATTTCGGTATTGCTATGGAGTCTGCCGGAAGTGGTGTTCTTGTCTGCGCAGTACAGTTGCTCCCTGGTAATGGGCTGCTGAAAGCCTAACCCATCAATAAGAGGATAACGGCGGCCTGTAACAGGGCCGCCTATTTGTTATGGTTAGAACTGTTGACCCGATTACAGAATGCCAATATACGGATGGTGCACAGCATGTTTTCGGTGCGCCGGAATCAACTCCGGCGTTATCAGTTCCTGCAGATTTAGTTACTAACTATCGGGGACTCAATAAATTCGGTCGGACAACCGATGCAGACTCCGGCACGTTAACGGATGTATGGGATGGCGCCAACTCGACGACATCTCAGCCGATATGGTTAGCACCAACAGCGGCGCGTATTCACGCCGTAGCATCGACTAATGCCGCAGATGCTGGGCCATCCGGTAATGGTGCTCACAACGTCCAGGTGTATGGGCTTAAAACATGGTCATCCGCCGAAACATCAGAGTCTGTAACGCTGGATGGTGATACACCGGTAAATACGGCAAACAGCTACGTTATTATCTATCGGGTAAAGGTTACGTCGTTCGGGTCAAGCGGCCCTAATGTCGGCACGATAAGCATAACTGCTGCAACTGACAGCACGCTGACCGCACAGATTAATCCTGCCGAAGGACAAACCCAGATGGCGGTTTATGGTATTCCGTTAGGGCAGTCATTGTTTATGACGCAATACTATGGATCAATTAACAAAGCGGTAAAGACTGCAGGTGCCGACTTCAAACTTGTGCTTAACCCGATACCGGACGAACAGCCTGTAGGGTTTTTAATCAAACATACAATCGGTGCTGTCAGCGAAGGATCAGGCTCAATAGGCCATAGATTTGACCCGTATTTTCGGGTCGATGGGCCTGCAATCATCAAACTACAAGTAACCACAGACACTGCGAATTCTGCTGCTGACGGTGGCTTTGATGGATATATCAAAGAATCATGACGATTTTCGATGACATGGCGGGACCAATGCTGGACAAGTCACTCTTGATTGGTACGAACACACGGATTCAGTATGACAATTTTTAACACTATGACAGATACCGTATTCACGGATGTCAACTTTTCATTAGCAGCTACTTATACACCGACTGTCGGCATTGCCTCAAGCGTTCGCGTTATCGTTGATGATGATGTTGAGATACTAAGCATGGGTGATTCAGAGTTAACAGACAGGCGGACAGTGATAGGTATCCGCCAATCCGATATTGCAGCACCAGCCCGTGGGGATACTATCCTGGTAGGCGCTACTACGTATACCGTAGATACCGTCATTGCTGACGATGGCATTGAGACACAGGTTGCCGTGACATGAGCACCATTGTCAAAGGCGCAATGGATGCAGTCATCCTGCGTCTGCAAGCTATTTGGGTGTCGGGTGGTTATAACACAGATACCGGCAATCAAGTCTATGCTGGCGTGCGGACCTTTCAAGACGACATGACCTTTCCGATTGTTACCGTATTCACCGGTAATGAATTTGTAGAAAAGCTGACATATAACAGCTATCGGTCAGAGCGCACGATCAACATCGAATGCTATGTCAAAGACGCAACCACACCGACTATCAGCCTGGAGCGCTTGATTGAAGACGTACAGCGCGCCATGGAACAGACAGATATATCACTTGGCGGCCTGGTCGAGGTGCTCGACTACACCGGCATCGAAGAGACAGAACAGCCTGACGGTGGCAGTGATATTGCTGGTGTCAGAATCACATATGTAATTACATTCCAGCGTCAGTATGGCGCGTAACTGACGAATAGGAGCTATAAAGATGGCACAGGCACGAGGTACTCAGACCACTTTCACCTTAGTGGAAGAAACTGCATATGGCACGACACCGGGCACACCGGCAGGCCAGCAGTTGTACTTGACCGCCAACAACATACAGGCAAATCAGACTCTGATCGATAGCAATACACTGCAGGCGAACCGCGAACGCGATCAGCCGGTAGAGGGGAACATTTCTGTTACAGGGACACTTGATTTTGAACTGGGCGCGGAATGGAGCGGTACGCTATTCAAACACATCATGGGTAACAATGTTGACTCAGGTGCCGATCCTTATACACATACCATGGACTTGCAGGACGATCTACCGGCTGGGTTTATGGTGGAGACAGATTACGGCAGCAACATCAGTGGAGACCGGTATCGCTACTTTAACGGCCTGCGCGTTGCATCTGCATCTTTGACCTTTCCGGCTGAGGGATTTTGCACAGCATCCGTGAATGTTATCGGCTCCAATGAGTCGGCTGATAGTTCGCCGCTGGATGCTTCGATTGATGACAATGGCAACACGCCATTCAGTGCATTTCTCGCAACCATTGAAGAAGGCGGCGGTTCTATTGCTACAGTGTTGTCGGCAACCATAAACCTTGATAACGGCTTGGACGAAAGCAGCTATGTTATCGGCAACTCTGGTGTGCGTACCGCACTTCCTGAAGGCTTCGCCACTGTAACCGGAACGCTTACCGCACAGTTTGATAGTGTCACGCTGCTGGATAAAGCTATTGCTGGCACAGAGTCAAGCCTCAAGATTATGCTGACCCGGGGCGACGGTCTCGGCAGTGCTGGTAATGAGTACATGGAGTTTTTTGTACAGCAGCTACTGTATGAGCGCACCACTCCGCCTATTACTGGACCGGCTGGTGTCATTGTTACTCTGCCGTTTAAAAGCTATCTGAGTGGGTCAACCAGCGCGCTGCAGGTGATAATTAAAAACGCCGTGGCTACTGTCTAATGTTCCGCTATGCCAAAAAAAGGCGGGTGCTATGGCCCGTCACTATCAACGCGCCGTCAGAAGATGGTAGCGGGTCGATAGAGAGCGCAGAGGTAAAACTGCTGTACGAATTGATGCGCCGGTCTGAGGCTGTTGAGATTGAAAACGACATCGACAAAGCCCAGCAGGTATTACCGGCAAAAATACATGACTGGGAAGGTGTGGCAGACGAAGACGGGGAGGAAATACCTTTCAGTCCTGAAGCTCTGGCTGCGCTGTTGGATGTGCCCTACATAGAGAGGGCTTTTGCGATTGGGCTAATTCAAGCCAGTAATGGTGCGCCAGCAAAAAACTCGAAAGCTGGGTCCGATACATAACGTCAGTTGACGGATTCGGTCCCAGCTATTGCGAGTTCTGCAAGAAAGGGCGCAACTCAACAGAATTATGTAACGACTGCCTAGCGCCTCGATTGTTAGATGAGAATACCGAAGCAGTAGCCTTATTTCTATCGGTGCAAACGCAGTGGAGAGTATCCGGCATGGGCCAGAGGATCGGACTGGACTACGCAGGCATAGAGGCTTTCTGCCGTATCAATGGCCTAGACGTTAGTCAAGAAACCTTTGGGAAACTGCAACTGTTAGAACGCACAATGTTAACTGTGGATAGAGAACAGCATGCCAGCAAAAACTGATGTCCTGAGAGTTCGCCTAGTCTCCGATGGAGCCGGAAAGGTCAGGGCAGACATGCTGGGTGTGGACGATAGTTTCAGGAAAGTCGGTAAAAGTTCTAAATTCTTGTCAGGCGGTATTGCCAAACTTTCGGGGTTGTTAGGCACGCTGTCTGTCACTGGGTTGGCACTGGCTGTTAAGGGGTCACTATCGTTTGCTGATTCTATCGACAAAGCCGGAAAGGCTGCCGGTGTTAGTGCCGAGTTTCTGCAGGAGTTGCGGTTCGCTGGCGATCAGTTAGGCATTACCAATAAGCAAGTGGACGAAGGCTTCCGGCGTATGACTCGACGCTTAGGTGAATTCGTTAACTCCGGGGGTGGCCCTGCTGCGAAGGCGATTGAACAGTTAGGGATAAATGTTTTTGATCTGAATAAGGAGTTTATAGGGACAGAAAGGACATTTGAAAGGTTTGCGGAAGAAATGCAAGGCTTGGCAACTGATGCTGAAAGGTCGGCATTTGCTGCGCAGATATTCGGTGATGACGTTGGTCCGAAAATGGCTTTGCTGGTCAACGAAGGCGTTGGTGCCATTGCAAGACTTCGGCAAGAAGCCCGAGACCTGGGCGTGGTCCTGTCTGATGATCTTATTAAGCAATCCGTAGAAGCACAGGATTCAATCAGTAAATTATCGTCTGTTCTGAAGGCGCAGTTTAATGTTGCGATCTCTCAACTTACGCCGCTTATACTCGAAGCAGCAGAAGGATTCCTTGAGCTGACAAAAGCCGCCCGTGAATTTTTCGGGATAGGTCTTGGCCCGATAGAAGCATACAGAAAACGACTCAAAGAACTGAAAGAGGAAGCTGCCGATTTACGGGAAAAGTTAGGGGGTGGAGGTGTTAAAGAAGCGTTGACAGACTTCCTCGGCAAGCGTGGGGAATTCGAAAAGGAATTGAAGGGGATCGAGAGCCAGATAGTCGCTATTGGTCGCGCAATCGAATGGCTGGAGTCAAAGGGCAAAAATAAACCGCTAGACGACCTTGGCGCAGGCGCAGGCGCAGTCGGCGCAAAGGAACTAAACAAAGAATTAGCAAAGATACTGGATAGGCTTAACCCGATAGCGGCACGTGCGAAACTGTACGTCGATGAACTGGCAAAGATAAAAGCGGGCAATCCGGCTTTGTTTGACCAAGCCGCAGCTGTCAAGAAACTGACGGATGAATATTATGAAGCAGTTTCACCGGTCGAGGATCTTAATAAAGAAGTCGCGAAAATCGGGCCGACTGCAAAAGTTGCGGCCAGCGAGACACAGCAAGTATTTAACCGTGCGGGGGAAAATATCCAGCGCGCTTTTGGGGATACCTTCACAGACATATTCAGAAACGGTATCACTAAGTTCGAAGATCTGACAGACGCACTGCGCGATATATTCGCTAGACTTGCTGGTGAAATTGCGGCCATGCTGGTATTCAGGCCCCAGCTGCTTGGGTCAGCCGTGGGTGGTCTTGGGTTATTCGGCAGTGCTGGCGCTGCAGGCGGTACAGGTACTGCAGCTGGTGGGCTAGGCGGGTTCCTGGCTGGTGGCAGCGGCTCGGCGTTGCTTCCGCTGGCACTGGCAGCCGGTGGTGGCCTGGGTGGCATCCTGGGTGGCAATGCTCTATCTAATATGCTCGGGCTCAATGCAAGCCGTGCAGGTAATGCCGGTGGTTTGCTGGGTGCGCTTGGCGGGTCTTACGGCGGTTTACTATTGGGGAGTTCTACCGGGTTAGGTCCACTCGGAATTCCGCTAGGCGCACTGCTAGGAGGCTTGGGCGGAAGTGTTCTAGGCAATCTGTTCGGTGGTGGTGGAAACAATAAACAGAAGTTCGGATTCAACACAGGCGCCGGTGGGGTACAAACACCGTTCGGTGGTCTAAGTGTATCAAGGTCTCAGAATATCGACGCAGACGCCATTGTACGCAGCCTAGCGGGTATTGATAAGTCAATCGCTAAACTGCTTGACCCTGAACAGATAGCACGTGTGCGTGGTGCGCTTTCTGGAACTGGACAGTTTTTCAGCGCGCATAGCTTTGACAATGAATCATTCGATGTGGTGAAAACCAGACTGGTCAGAATCATCGATGCTGTTGCCGAAAACACTGTTGCATCTGGACTGCTAAACCAGATTGGCCGAGATCCTGGAAACATCGATCAGTTGATTGGAGAGGCTGGCAGAATCATCGAGTTGATCAATATGTTTGGCGAACAGGGCGAACCGCTGAACAACGCAGAGTTGGCATTGCAAACCATCACTGAACAGTTTAAGGCGCTGTCTGATGTCGCTGTAGATCTGGGCTTTTCGGTAGAGGAAGTCAACGAGCGCTTAGCTAAAGCTACTCAGCAGTTAACGACCGATTTCAATGCATCTATCTCTGATCAGATACTGGCTATAGAGCAACCTTTCATTTCTGCCATGGAGGCGGTGGAACGGGCTGCCAGAGACAGACTGGACAACGCTAAAACCCTGGGCGCTGATCTGGTCGAAGTCGAACGGCTTAATGGTTTAGACAGGCAAAAGATACTGGACCAGTTTTTCGGTTCATCCAATTCTAGCCTGCTGGCTACGCTAACATCGCTCACGACTACCGGTGCAGGTGGTCTATCCATTGGTTCACAGGTCAGTAACTCAGAAAGTATATTCAACACATTGTTATCCGATGCCCGCAGTGACCCATCTGCGCGGTCGTCGCTGGCTTCCTTCCTCCCTGGATTTATCAATTTAAAACGTGAACAGCTCGGGAGTTCGGCTGAGTTCTTTGAGTTCACAAACTTCCTGGATTCTGTTGTCCGTGGCCTGGTCGATCAGACAGACACTGTGACGACTCTAAACGATGTCGGTGCGGCTATCACGACTGGAGACA